CGCCGGGCTACATCGAGGCGGCATGTCTGGCTGATCTGCAGACCGCTGAAGCGCTGAGCCAGGCCATCGCCGAGGGCTCGTTGGTCAGCGCCCAGGTGAAGCATCTGGTGAAGCCCAGTGGCGTCGCAAACCCGAAGAAGCTGGCCGACAGCGCCAATGGCGCCTACCTGCCCGGCAACCCGGATGACGTGTTCACCATCCAGGTCAACAAGGCCTCGGATCTGCGGGTGGCAATGGAGGGCTTGGCCAGGGTGGAGGCCCGACTGGGGCAAGCGTTCATGCTGGCCGACGTGCGCGACAGCGAACGCACCACCGCCGAGGAGGTGCGGCTTCATGCACTGCAGATCGAGAACAGCCTCGGCTCGATCTACAGCATCCTCACCACGGAGTTCCAGCAGCCCTATGTGGCGCGGAAGCTGGCGCTGCTGATGCGTGCAGGGAAGCTGCCGAAGCTGCCCGACATGGTGAAGCCCGTGGTCAGTGTCGGCCTGGCAGCCGTGGGCCGCGGCAACGATCTGGAGAAGACCGCAAGGTTCATGCAGATCCTGCAGCAGTCGATCGGCCCAGAAGGGATTGCCACCTACGTGATGCCGGCTGAACTGATCCGCCGCCTGGCGGCCTCGATGGGCATGGACATCATCGGGCTGGTCAAGACCGACGAGCAGATGGCGGCCGAGCAGCAGCAACAGCAGCAGATGGCCATGGCGCAGCAGGCGATGCAAGGCGGCATGGCAGACCCACAGAAGCTGGCGAACGCCGCGGCCATCAGTCAGGAGATGGCAGCGCCGCCGCCGGCTGATGAACCACCTGAACAACAACCAACCCCATGACTGCAACACCCACCGAACAGCTGGATCCCCGCGCCATGGTCGCCCCCGGCCAGGAGGCGGTGCTGGATGAGTTCTTCGCTGAACTGGACCAGCAGAACGCTGCGATCCAGGCTGCCGAACAGGACGCACCAGCACCCGAGCCGGCATTGCTGGCTGGCAAGTTCAAGAGCGCCGAGGAGCTGGAGCGCGGCTACAAGGAACTGGAGCGCAAGCTGGGGGCCAAGGCCGAGGCACCGGAGCCGGCGGAAGCAGCGCCCGAACCGCTCACCCGCGAGCAGGCTTCCGAGCGCTATGGCGAGTTCATCGCCAGCGCCGCCGAGGAAGAAGGCCTCGATCTGAGCGCATGGGATGCCGCCGTGCGGAAGGGCGAGGACACCGCAGATTTGCGGGAGAAGCTGGCGGCACGCACCAACATCCCGGTGCAGCTGATCGAGCAGTACGAAGCAGCGTTCCGCCCCCAGGCGCAGCCGGCTGATACCGGCGCAGCGCAGCAGGGCTTCAGCGATGCGGACGTGAGCGAGCTCAAGACGCTGGTGGGCGGCGAGCAGGAGTTTGCGCGACTCAGCCAGTGGGCGGCAACGAACATGGGCGCCGACGAGCTGGCGGACTACAACGCCGCGGTGGACAGCGGCAACAAGGCCGCGGTGCGATTGGCGCTGCGGGCGATGCAGGCCCGGGCCACCACAGTGCAACAGCAGGGCGAACCGGAACTGATCGGCGGCGGTCGCCCGGCCCAGGTGGATGTGTTCGCCACCCAGCAGGAAGCCCTGGCGGCTTACCGGAAGACCGACAGCAAGGGCAAGCGGTTGTACGACAGCGATCAGAAGTACCGGGCGTGGTACGAGAAAACCCTTGCGCGATCGAACTATCCCGCATAATGAGGGCAACAGTTTCTCTGCAGCAGTGCAGTTGAACGGGCCTCCTTCGGGAGACACCCCGACTCGGCGATCTGTGAGGCAGGAGCTGACAATCACTTAAACCAGTGACCAGTCTCACCAACCTCGACCGTCTTGGTCAGATCAAACAGGCAGGGGATGTCAATGCCCTGTTCCTGAAGCTCGGCATGACCGAGATTCTTGACGCCTTCGACCGCAAGTGCGTGTTCAAGGGCAAGGTCAAGGAGCGCAACATCCGCGGCGGCAAGAGCGCTGCCTTCCAGGTGACCGGCCGCAACACGGCTGCGTATCACACACCGGGCACCGCGATTCTGGGCGATCCCAACGCCACCAACGCTGACCGCAACGAGTACATCATCAACCTCGATGGTCTGCTGGTTGCGTCCGAAGTGATCTATGAGCTCGACGAGCTCATGAATTACGTGGACATGCGGCAAGACATCACCCATCAGCTCGGCCAGGCACTGGCTCGGGAGTGGGACCAGCGGGCCGCCCGCGTGATCTATGGCGCAGCCAAGACCACAACGGAACCGCTGCTCTCCGGTGGTGGTGCGGTGGTGACCGGCTCGATTGCCACGACCACCCTGACCGTCACCGCGGTCACCAGCGGTCGCATCTACCCGGGGCAGACGATCAGCGGCTGAGGCATCACCGCCGGCACCCTGATCGTCGCCCAGCTGACCCAGACCAGCGGCGATGCAATCGGTCTGCGCGGCACCTACACGGTGTCGGTGTCGCAGACGGCAGCCTCCACCACGGTGACTGCCGTTGGCGGTCCGAGCGCTGGCCGCATTGGCCAGACCCAGACCCTGCCTGCCGGCTACACCACTGCCACCACCAACAGCCGTGGTGACAGCCTGATTGGTGCCATCTCGGCGCTGAAGGTGCAGATGCAGGCCCGGGACGTGCCCGTTGAGGACATGATCTGCGTGGTGCCGCCATCGGAGTATGACTGCCTTCTGGATTCAACCAGGGCGATCAACGCCGACTTCAACGGCGCCGGTGGCGGCAACGGCACCATTGCCGAAGGTCGCATCATGCGCGTCAAGGGCATCCCGGTGATGTGGTCCAACCACGTCACCCAGCCGGCGTACACCAACAACACGCTCGATCGGAACACTGCCTATCAGCAGGATCTGTCGAAGTGTCGCGGCATGGTGTTCCACAAAGACGCGATCGGTGTTCTCACCCTGAAGAACATCGGCCTGCAGGTCACGCCCCAGGGAGGGGATTTCAACATCATGTACCAGGCCACGCTGATGGTTGCTCGCATGGCGATCGGCATGAGCGTGTTGCGGCCTGAGTGCGCCGGGGTCATCGAGATCCCCTAAACTCCAACCGATCCCGATGGGTCGATGGGGAACTGCCCCCTGCCGTTTTGGCGGGGGGCTTTTTGCTGGCAGCGATAGCATGAGGACTGCACCCCTGCAGGCCAGTCGTGCCGATCTCCAACCAGGCAGTGACGCCGGGCCGCACGACCCTGCTGGAAGCGGTCAATACCCTGCTGGCCGTGATCGGCGAGCAGCCGGTCAACACGCTGGAAACCCAGCAGATCGTTGAGGCCTCGATGGCTGAGCGCACCCTGCTGGAGTTCCACAAGGAGGGGCAGGTCAACGGCTGGAGCTGGAACAGCGAACAGGCCTACGAGTTCACCAAGGACAACACCAACGAGATCGTGGTGCCGACCAATGTGGTCAGGTGGGCCGCGGATGCCTACGAGTGGGCCGGCCGGTTTCAGCTGCGCGGCCAGCGGGTGTACGACCGCGAGAAGCGCACCTATTCCCTGGGCAGTGATGTCACATCCCTCAAGGCTGATGTGGTGTTCCTCTTGTCGTGGGACGAGAGCCCTGAAGCGTTCAACCGATGGGTGACGATCCGCTCAGCGCGGGTGTTCAGCGGTCGCGTGTTGGGCGACTCCTCCTCGTTCAAGTACACGGCGGTGGATGAGCAGGCGGCGTTGACAGCGCTGCAGGCTGTTGAGCTGGATCAGCTGCAGGCGAACAGCCTGACCGGCGGGCCCGGGATGAGGCCGTTCCCCACCTACTCGCCAGGTCTTGGTCTGCTGGGCCGCAACCGGGGCTACCTGCGTGGCTGATCTCGTCTCCTATTCCATCCCCAATCTGTTTCAGGGGATCAGCCAGCAACCGGATGCTCAGCGCGACCCCACGCAAGGTGAGGTGCAGATCAATGGGATGAGTTCTGCTGCGGAGGGGCTGCGCAAGCGCGAGGGCAGCAGCTGCATCGCACGGGTGAGCACCACCAGCTTCGGCGACGTGTTCTTCCATCAGATCCTGCGCGATGCCACCGAGCAGTACCTGGCGGTGATCAGCAAGACGGCCATCCGGGTGTTTGATCTGACGGGCGTCGAGCGGACGGTCACCGTCGCCAGCGGTGCGTTCAGCTATCTGTCGTCGGTGGTGAGCGCAAAGGCCGACATCCGGGCCGCCTCGATCGCCGACTACACCTTCATCAGCAACACCAAGGCCGTGCCAGCGATGGACACCGCCCTGGCGCCTGCTGTGGCCCGGCCAGCCGCGAACGAAGCGCTGGTGTGGGTGAAGGCGGCCAACTACGGCCAGCGCTACACGCTCAACATCAACAGCCAGCAGGTCACGGTGTCCACCGCGGTGGCGCCTGTGGTGGTGAATGGCAGCACGACGACCGAGAACCGGGTCGGCACGGCAGAGATTGCTGCGCGACTTCGTGGGGCGCTGCTGGGTGGCGCACCTTCGGCCATCACCGTGCAGGGTTCGGCGACCACGCTGAACGGCACCGTCACCGGCACTGCGACGACCACCGACGAGGGCGGCAGCGGGCTGACCGTGAATGTGACCGGCAACGGCAGCGTCATCACAGCTGCGGCGATCAATGATGCCGGATCGGGCTATCGCGCCGGTGACAGGGTGTTCGTGCAGCGCGGGCTGCTGAACGGTGGCGCGGTAACGGCGTTGAACAACGAGGGAGCCGGCAGCACGCTGAACGGCACCTTGATTGACGTGCCGACCACTGGCGGCAGCGGCAGCGGGCTGACTGTGACGATCACAGGCGATGGCGCAAAGCTGACGGCAACGGTTGTCGGCAACAACCCAGGCAGCGGCTATCGAGCGGATGGCGCCATCTCAGTAGCTCGAAACCGCTTGCAGGGTGGCCCCGTCAGCACGCTCAGCAACCAGGGCGCAACCACAACGCTCAATGCCACTGCCACTGGCCTGGCCACCACGACCAACACCGGAGGCACTGGCCTGACGCTGAATGTCACCGGCAATGGCACGGCGGTGACTGCCATCACCGTCAACGCTGCTGGCGTGCGGTATCACATTGGCTCCAAGATTTACATTGCCAGGAACGTGCTTGACGGCAGCGGATCGGACACGACGCAGGTTCACGTTGCCACGATCACAGCGGTCACCAACTCCGATACCACGGCGATGCAGATTGCCACGGTGAAAGCCCATGTGATTGACGAAACAGCGGTTCAGGTGGCAACGGTGAGCACCGCCGCGGCCGGCCCGCTGACGGGGGTCACGATTGCTCGCAGCGGTTCGGTGCTGCATCTCACCAGCAGCAGCGCGATCACGCTTGCTGCCACCGATGCCAGAGCAAACGCGGACATCACGGCGATCACCAACAGCGTGCAGGCGTTCACCGAGCTGCCGACGATCGCACCGTCCGGCTATCAGATCGAGGTGGTGGGCGATCCGGGTAACAAGTTCGACGGCTACTACGTGTCCTTCACCTGCCGCAGCGGCACGTTTGGCGAGGGCAGCTGGCAGGAAACGGTCAGCCCCGGCGTTGAGTACCGGATTGATCAGGGCACGATGCCGCATCTGTTGGTGCGGCTGCCAACCGGCGCGTTCTGGTTTGGCCCGGCCAATGGCGCCATCGTGAGCGGCGTGACGATCCCCACCTGGGGGCAGCGCACGGCCGGCGACTACGAGACGGCACCGGATCCATCGTTCATCGGCCAGCCGATCCAGGACGTTTTCATCTACAAGAACCGGCTCGGGTTCCTGGCAGACGAGAACGTGATCCTCAGCCGGGCGCGGGACTTCTTTGAGTTCTTCCCGGAAACGGTCACGGCGATTCTGGATTCAGACCCGATCGACCTTGCGGCCAGCAACAACCGGGTGAGCGTGCTGCGGTACGCCGTGCCGTACCAGGACGAGCTGATCATCTTTTCCGATCAGATCCAGTTCCGGTTCAACGCTGCTGAAACCGTGCTGACACCCAGCACAGCGCAGATCACGGTGCTGACCAGCTACGAGATGGATCCCAACTGCCGGCCGATTCCGGTGCAGGGCACGATTGTGTTCTGCATGGCCAACGGGCAGTGGAGTCAGTTCCGCGAGTTCAGTGTGCGCGGCGCGGGCACTGCGCTGATTGCGGATGCGTCGGATCTAACGATGGCAGTGTCCAGCTACATCCCATCCGGGACATTCAAGCTGACGGCTAATGATACGGGCAATGCTTGGTTTGCTATCTCAAGCGCCAGCGGTTACCAGAAACGGATCTACGTCTACAAATACCTCTACCGCAACACCGGTGGCGGCGTGGAACGCGCCCAGTCCAGCTGGAGCCACTGGGAGCTGAGCGGGGCTGACGAGATCCTCTCGATCCTGTGCGTGGAGGAAGTGCTGTACCTGTTGGTGCGGTACGGGACGGAGGTCTGGCTGGAGTCGATGCCAGTGACCGACCGGATGACCAGTGCCAGCCCAAGCCCATCGCTGCTGCTGCTGGATCGGACGGTGACCACAACCACGGCGACGCCTGTGGCGCTGCGCGTGGCGGCCGGCACCTACAACGCTGTGCAGAACACCACCACCTGGACGCTGCCGTACACCATCCAAGCGCTGACGCAGGCATGGAGCGGTTGGACTGCGACCGTCAACGGTGGCGTGCTGCTGGGGCAGGCAAGCAGCGGCAACACGATCACAGCATTTGGCAACTGGAGCACGGCGCCGGTGTTCTTCGGGGAGGCGTTCACCTTCCGCTATCGCTTCACGCGATTCAAGCTGTATCGGGACATCGGCGGCGGCAAGACTGCAGCCAATGTGATGAGAACGCAAGTGCGTCATGCCAAGTTGCGTTACCACGAAACCTTTTATTTTAGGGTGCAGGTGATGGCGGAACGGCGCGATGCGGCCACTTATACGTTTGATGGCACGATTCTGGGCAGCCGCAATTCGCTGATCGGCAGCTCGCTGAACCAGGCCGAGGCCGAGGCGATGCGTTACGCCGAGGGGGTGTTCCGCATCCCGATCAACAGTCGCGGCGAAAACTGCGTCGTTGAGCTGCTGAACGACACGCCACACCCCTGCAAGTTCAGTTCGTGCGAGTGGGTGGGCCTGATGACCGGCCAGGCGAGGAGCCTGCAATGAGGTGGATTGAACCAACACCTGCAGGGGTGCAGCGCATTGCCGAGCGGATGCGTTACCAGGATCGGCTGGAAGTCCTCTACAGCCACCAGCTGACGGCAGAATTGGCCGTGCAAGAGAGCTGGCGCATGTCCTCAATCTGTCGTTGCATAGCTGCAGAAGACGGGAGCGCTGTGGGCATCTGTGGCGTCGGCGGCGACGGGGGCAGCGTGATCTGGCTGCTGGCCACCGATGAGCTGTTGGCCACTGCCGGCAATCGGCGTCAGTTTCTGCGGGAAGGCCGGCGGTGGGTGGATTCGCTGTTCGAGCGGCACGGCTTCCGGTATCTGGAGAACTGGGCGCTGGCGAGCAACCTGACCACGCTGCGATGGCTGCGGCATCTCGGGTTCACGATCGACACACCTGAGCCGATGGGGCGCAGCTGCCAGCTGTTCTGCCACTTCTGGAGGGCAGCCTGATGGTCTTCCCCTTCGCCCTTGCCGTTGGCGGCGCACAGGCCATCCTCGGAGCCGTTGGGGCCAGCGCCGAGAGTGCTGCCGCCAAACAGGACTACATGAATCAGGTGGCGTTCCAGAACGCCAACACTGAGTTCGCCAGGTGGCAGGCCGGCTTCAGCGCCAGGGTTGCTGATGCCAACTCCCAGTACAACTACTGGCAGGAGACGGTCAACTACAACCAGAACCTGGCGTACAGCCGCAGCTTGCGGAACTACGAAACGCTGAAGGCGATCGCGCAGGCGGATCTGGTTGGCGAGACGCGGGCCGCAGCTGGTGCCGCCTATGTGAGCAGCAGCGAAGCGATGAGCCAGCAGGCCAGCGAAGCCTCAATGCGTGAGGCCGTGGCCATGCAGCAGTATCAGGTTGCCGCCCTGAAAGCACGCGGGCGGGCGATGGCAAGCGATCAGGCCGGTGCGTCAGTTGACCGGATGATCAACGACTACGTGCGCCAGGTGGGCGACTACCAGACGATCCAACAGATCAACGAAGGGTTCCGCACCAGGCAGTACACCCGCGAGCAGGCGGGGCAGGTGGCTGAGTACCTGAGTCGGTACAACTCGCAGACCTTCTACGAGATGCAGCCGTACATGGAGCCGGTGGCGCCGTTCGCGCCATTGCCAGCGCTCCTCGAGGCGCCGGCGCCAACGATGACAGGCTCCGGTCCTAGCGGTGCCGCGGCGGCACTGCGCATTGGCGGCGCGGTGCTGAGCGGCGTGCAAACAGGGATCAGCACCTATTCCACGCTGAAGTCGTACACCGGCGGCGGCAGCAAGGTCGGCAAGGGCAGCGGCGGCGGCAAGGGTAAAGGCGAATGACACGCAGCGACCTCGGCCAGAACCAGATCATCCCGGCAGCACGCCCGGTTGATGCGTTTATTCGTCCTGCCCAGCAGAACGTGGCCGCGCCAGCCCAGCTGCAGATGATGCCCAACCCTGGCGGCATCCGCACAATCGGCCAGGGCAGCGGCGGCAATGTCGGTGGCGTCAACCAGTGGCAAGAGCTGGCACAGGCCCTGGCGCCATTCAGTCGTGATCTGGTGCAGCTGGGCGGCGCTGGGCTTGAGCTCTACGCCAGCTCTGAGTACGAGAAGGGCCGCAGCGAGGCCATGCGTGCAGCAGTGCTGGCCAACCAGCAGATGCAGCAATCACAGGCCCAGTACGCCGCCGAAAACCGCAAGCTCGACAAGGCCGATCCGATCGCGGCAATGATGATGGATCGGGTCAACCCGTTCCGAGAAGGCGGTCGTCAAAACTCACTGGCGCGCGTCGCAGGCCAGAGGATCCTGCCGGCCGTGATGGACCGCTATCGCAACACCCCCAACGTGGCCGAGCTGGACATCGGCTCGCCGGAGTTGAAGCGGATCGAGGCGCAAGCGGTTCAGGATGTCGTGCAGCGTTTTGGGCTGAACGAAGGGTCGCCTGGCTTCATTGAGCACGTCCTGCCGCAGATCGGCCAGGCCGGCATGAAGCTCTACGAGCGGCATGTTGATGATCGGGTCAAGCACCTCAAGGAAACCTCTTGGCGGCAGGCGTCAGTAGAGGTGGGCGCGATTTACGAGCGGGCGCGCACTTCAGGCGAAATCGAATGGACTGAGTTCGATCCCGTCAGCGGCCGGCAGATCAAGAGGGTTGCGCAGCTTGGCAAGGACCGTGCGGCATGGGAGCGCGGCATCCAGATCCTGGCGGCCCAAACGGGTGACCGTCTGGCAAACGAAACCGGCATCACTGGCGAGCCGAGCGCCCTGAAGCGGCAGATGTTTGTCCGGTTGGCAGAGATGGCAGAGCTCAGCGGCAACCCTGAGCTCAAGCGGATCCTGCTGTCCACTGAGGTTGGGCCGCCGGACAAGAACGGGCGCAGGGCGCTGGCTGGTGAGTTCTATGGCATTGAGATGTTTGAGGAGGGCAACAAGATTGCCCAGGCGACATGGCAGCAGCAGCAGCGCGCGGCCGATCAAGGAGTCCAGACCTTCGAGTCTGAGCTGGCTGTTGTCACCCAGGGGATGCCAGACGGCCCGGAGCGCGGCCAGGCAATCAACAATTTGGTGAGGAAATACCAGCGGGCGGGCGTGCCGCTGAACCGCCTGATGGAGTCCACCAAGAACATGAGCAGCACGCTCGATGCGGTGGCAGGGCGCAGTTACGACCGATCCGGCATGGATGCGCTGCTGATGGACATGCAGGGGCGCGTGGGCCCCTTGTGGGATCCAGAAGCAGCCACCCGAGAGCTTGAGGCAAACATCACCAACGTGGCTCCTCAAGACCGGGATCAGGTGCGCCAGCGGTTTGCCGACATCTACCGCTCCAAGGAGAAGGAGAAAGACGATGTGCCCGGCCATCTCGTAACCCCGCTGATCACTGCGGCGATCAAGAGCCGCCTGCGGTGGGCCTATCCCACGGACGTGACGGAAGCATCGCTTCGTGGTTCAGACATCACCAGCCTGCTGGCCTGGGGCGACGCCGACATTGCCCGCTCAGCGCAGTTGCAGCTGTCGGCGTACCAGGCGCACGTCTACGCCCGGATTGCAGAGGCCACCAAAAAGAAGGGCGCGAGCCTGACTGTCCCTGAGATCACAAGCGTGGCCAGTCGCGCCCTCGAGGAGTACGGCAAGAACGACAAGGAAAACTTCGATCGCCTGTTCCCTGGCTCCGACCAAACCAACCAGCCTTCCGTGAGTGGCAAGGCACGGCCACCACGGACCGGCGGCAGCGGCGCCGGCACACCCGCCAAACCGGCGCCAACGGTTTACCCATCGGGCCAGCTCGACAACCTGCCAAGACGCAAGGAGCTACTGCAGAGCGGTCAGCCAGTGCTGGCGCTGCCGAGCGTGCAGGAGGAGGTTGCCAGGGTCTACAACGGTCAGGCGCCCAGCGCGGCAGTGATTCGCGCCGCGCGCGACGCGGGCTACGGCAACAACGTGGGCCAGTGGTTGTTGCGTGAAGCCGAGAACTTCCCGACCTACAAGATCGCGCCTGATGTGCGGAAACGCCTGCTGCGCAGCAGTCGTGATGCCCAAGGCGTGATCGGCGCTGAGCGAGCTGCTGCGGCACCGCCCAGCCCAATCGCCTCGACCATGGGCTGGTTCTTCAATGCGCTGACGGGCACCACGGCAGCAACGGCGGCGCCCATGGTTGCCATGAGAGAAGGGGGCGGCCGGAATGGCGGAGGCCCTTTTATGGATAGGGCTGTGACCGACGTCCGCCCGTTTGCGCCTGTGCTGGCGCTGTTGCGCAGTGGCGAAGGCGGATGGGATTCGGCCAACCGTGGCATGGCTGGTGACACGCCGGGCGGCATCCCAGGGCTGAGCCGCATGACCCTGGCGCAGTGGAAGGCCTATCAACGACGCGGGTACAACGCTCTCGGTGCATACCAGTTCATCCCACGAACGCTGGAGCTCGCTGCTCGGGAGGCCGGCGTTTCCAACGACACGGTGATGAGTCCGGCTGTTCAGGACCGGCTGGCCGTGCAGCTGATGATCGGGAGCAAGCGGCCGGCGTTGGCGGCATACCTGCGCGGCAAGAACAACAACATCAACGCGGCGCTGGACGACATCGCACTGGAGTGGGCGTCCGTGGCCACGCGCGGCGGCGGCACGGCCTACCCGAACCAGGGCGGCAACCGCGCCTCGATTGGGCGTGAAAGCGCTCGCGCCGTGCTGCAGCGCGCCAGGGCGGCATTTCTTCGCACAGGAACCTGACCCATGCCACAAGAACACAAGATCGTGAATGGCCGGCTGGTGTTGACCGGCGCGCAGCAGAGCAGCGATCTGGTGCCGGCGGTGCGGCAGCAACCTGCCAAGCCGCCAGCCGCCAAGTCAAGGAGCAAGCCGAAGCCGAAGCCCAAGGGTTTCTTCGAGAAGCTCTCGAATGACATCCGCTACGAGCTGTTCAACCGGCCGCGCCCCGCCAACCCATTGCAGCGGTACGTCGGCGGACTGTCCCGCGCAGTGGCTTCAAGCCCGCTGCAGGGGATCGGGTTGGGCGTTGCCGGCGTTGGCGACAACGCCATGCGAGTGGGCTACTCCTATGCCCAAAGAGCCAGCGGCCGACCGAAAGCTGACGCTTCTTCTGGGCGTTTCGGGGGGCACCTTGATCAGACGGTGGATCGCGTCTACACCGCGCTGGGCGCCAAGCCCCCGTCGCAGATGACGCAAGACGAGCGCAGCGGCGATCAGTTCCGCCGATCGGTTGCTCTCAACGTGATGCTGGCGCCGGTGACACCTGGATTTGGCGTGGCCCGTGCGACCACTGCCCTTGGCGCAGCCGTCCGCGGTGGCGCCGCATTTGCTGTCAACGAAGCGCTGAGCACATACCTCGACGACAACACCGGCGGCA